GATTACTCATCCTTTTCATAAGTTTTAGCGATAAGGGATTTACCCTCTGCTGTTTTAGAGATGGCATCAAAAGCAGCGTATTTGTTGACCTTATGCTCTTCGGCATAGGCGTCTACCATCTTGTCTAGTTTAGATTGTGGGTCAGTCATATCTGCATCTACAGACTTCTCACCAACCTCATCCATAGCAGCAGCAAAAGCAGCATCTGCGCCTTTGAGTGCTTCGAGGACTTTTGCATCACCCTTGATGACATCAAGAAGAGACATAGCTACTTCAACGTCAAAGTGTGGCAACTCTGCTTCAGCCTTTTTACGCAGTTCGATCATCTGCTTTTCGACCTTAGCTTCCTCAAGGGCTTTCAAGACAGGCTCTGGAATGTCAGCCTTCACGACCAACTCACCATTAACCTCAATCGTCTCTACGACCTCTTCTTTTTTCTCAACGACTTCACCTAGCTGTTTGCGTAGGTTATCGTTTTCTTCTTTGAGTTCCATGAGTTCTGCTTCCAAGGATACTTCCTCGTCTGCTTTCTTCATGTCCTCGTCCATCATTTTCTTGGCTTCTGGGAAGGTATAACCCTTATCCATCATGCCACGAAGTTTAGCCTTGAGGTCATCAGACATTTTGTCCATTTCCTCCATTTCGGCATCGCTCATTTTATATGCTTTTTCCATATTTTCCTCTTCGGAATCACGCTTGAAAAGTGCAACTTTGGCAGACGCATTTGCAGGACGGTCAACCAAAGATAGTTCGTCAAGCTCAAGTTGCTTAAGAAGATTCATCTTCAAGTTTCTCCTTGATTGCACGACCACCGATACTGAAGGCCGCAAGTTCACCAGATTTGACCTTATCCCAGACATCATCGTCGTAGACTTTGTAAGCCACAACCCATCCTTCACGGTCACTCTGTATGCCAAGGCTTTCACCAATTTCCTTAGTGATAGGCAGAGAGTGAATTACACGCCCTGTCATTTTACCTGTGTGCATTGTTTTACCGACACGAATATGTTCCATGAAATCATTCACGGCTTTAACAAGTGTGTCGGCTTCGATTACATCACCTTGACGGTCAACTACTCGTTCACCCCCCTCAGTGATAACGGAAGCCCATCCATAGACAATACGTTGTTCTTCGTCTGCCTTGAGGATCTTCCCTTCGATCTCTGTTTTAGTTAAGTCACTCACTGTGGCTCCTTTCTCCCACATACGGCAAGACCAATATCTCGCAGTTGTCTTATCAGTTGCAGTATCGCACGAATGACGACTACGAAAGTTGGCTCTGGCTTTGGGATCATCACGGCGAATCTCCATATTAGGATCACCAAAAGTTACTTTCTTGGTTTTGTCACCATCTTTAACGTAAACCCCGAACTTCTTGCTTGACCCAGAAGGGAGCCTAAAGGGTTTGTTTAAAGGTTTGTCTGCTTTATTGATGGCTGCTTCGGTAGGCAGTTCACTCTCATCCCACACGTCATTCTTTCTTGTTGACAAGGGGTGTTTAGCAGGGAGTAAATCAGTATCATGTTTACCGCTACGGAAACGACCAGTGCGAATAGTACGTAAGAAGTTGTTGACACGCGCCATAGCCCATTGTTCTGGTGACTTTACATTTGGTCTAACAGAGGCAGGGTTTGTTCTATATGCACCTACTCCTCTGTTGTAGACTTGTTCGAGCATAGCCATAGTGACTTTACCTTTGTCACCATACTTCTCGTTATGCTCCCGCATTTTGTTCTCTAAACCTGCTTTTGGCATTATGTCCTCAATACGCTATTCTTTACTAGGATCATGTCAAAGGCTGCAGTGACACGGGCGTTATTACTACGTACAGTCGCCCTTATGTCTATGTCAGACTTCTCTGGGATTGCTAGTGGTACAGAGAATGGGTAGAAATATTGACCACCATCACCACAGACCTCAAAGGAATGTCCAACTCTAAAGGCATCCTGACCAAAGTATCTGACAAACATGTCACCTGTAGCATCTGCACCATCCTGACAGGTAGAAGTACCTTGTGTAAGGTATGCAGTGTAATCTGCTGGAACTGTATATACAGCCATCAAAGTCTGAGCCTTACCGATATTTATACGTGCTACATTGACTGAGCTTTTCTGTATATTAATAACAGCAACGTTAGTCCCTGATGTCAGATAAGCCCTATAGACACGTAGGAAAGAATTGGTAGTTGCTGTAGCACCAGAGCTAGAAACTGTGATAGTTTCTGATAAAACATTATAATTTCCATCTAGTCCCTCAATAACTAAGCTCTTACCATTGTCAGAAGCATTCACTGCAGGGACAGACAAAGTGCCAGCAGAGGAAAAGGATGACCAAGGGTAATCTGTGTCGTTAATATCCCAAACCGTTCCAGATTGGTTCTGAGACATCGCAGGTACAGCGCCAAACTTATGCTGCAAGGAGTGACCACTTACTTCACCCTGTGCAATGGAAAGTGGGCTATCTTTGAATAATTGCTTACCCCAAGTAGACATTAGTTCAACTCTTTCGTGATAAGTATTCCAATGTTTCCATCGTTAGGGAAACTCTCTACAGCACTATCTGAGTAAGTAACTTCAAACTCTGCATAGTAAGTTCCTGCAGTATCTGTATCAGATCCAGTCCAGTTGTACTGAACTATTCCGCTTGTAGCAGGACTAATTATAGTTGCAGCAGTATCAATCTTAACTGTACCAGCTAGGTCTTTCATGTGAAAGCGCACACTAGCTCCCGTAAGGTCTATCACACTACCGCTACCGTCTTTGAGTGTAGCTCTTATAGAAGGAGCAGTGTCGTTCTGTTTTAAGTAAAAGGGCATTATGCAGCCTCTAGTGTAACACTGTTAGAAGAAGGATTAAGGGTTACGACATTATTCTCGTTAGCAACTGTAAAGACTTTTATGTAGTTCTGATCTTCGAACCTTAGTCTTGGCACATCTGCAATGAAGGTTACATCTGAGCCTGTTACAGTAAATGTACCTACGTCTACAGAGAGTTTTACAGCCTTGGCAAAAGTAACCGCTTGACCACTAAGAGAGAACGTCCCTTGCTCAAAGCTCTCACTAATATCAACATCTATCTCTTGTCCAGTTACTGAGAATGCGCCACTATCGGCAGAGATATTTAAGTCTTTGAGGAGCGTAACATCTTGACCAGTAAGAGAGAAGCTGCCCTCATCAAGTGTTACATTAAGTGTTTTGTTTAGGTTTGCTGCCTGTCCTGTAAGTGCAAAAGAACCAGCAGCAAAACTTTCGCCTATGCCAAAGTCAATCTCTTGACCCGTGAGAGTAAACGACCCCGCATCAGCCGTAATATTCAGCGCCTTAACAAGATCAACATCTTGTCCAGAAAGCGTGAAGCTACCTGCATCTGCTGTAAGTTTGACTGCTTTATTTAGGTTTGCAGCCTGACCAGTTAAGGTAAACGCTCCAGCAGCAAAACTCTCGCCAATGCCGAAGTCGATCTCATTGCCCGTCAGAGTAAAGCTACCAGCCTCTGCTGATACATTTACAGTTTTCTTGAGCGTTACGTCTTGGCCCGTAGAAGCAAATGAACCAGCATCGACAGAAAGATTTACATCTTTATTTAGATCGACATCTTGACCACTTAGGGTGAAGCTACCGTTGTTTGCAGTAAGAACTTTACCCTCTACGAAACCTACAGCTTGACCACTAAGAATGAAGCCGCCAGCATTGATGGCAAGATTTATACCCTTATTAAGATTTACGTCCTGACCCGTAGAAGCAAACGATCCAGCATCTACTGAAAGGTTGATTGCTTTGGTAAGACCTACGTCTTGACCGCTAAGTGTGAAACCACCGTTGTTTGCAGCTAGGGCTTTGCCCTGCTCAAAACTTACGTCCTGACCAGCAAGAGTAAAGCTACCTACATCTACACTAAGGTTTACAACTTTCTTGAGTGTAACGTCTTGTCCTGTAAGAGCGAAAGAGCCAGCATCAACAGAAAGGTTTATACCTTTATTTAGATCGACATCTTGACCGCTAAGTGTGAAACCACCATTGTTGGCGGTAAGGACTCTGCCCTCTACGAAACCTACAGCTTGACCAGCAAGGGTGAAGGAGCCACTATCTACACTAAGGTTTACTGTTTTATTAAGGGTAGCGTCTTGTCCCGTAAGAGTAAATGTACCTGCGTCCAGAGATACATTCAGCGCCTTGTTTAAGGTTGCATCCTGACCACTTAGAGTAAAGCCACCGTTATTTGCAGCTAGGACTCTGCCTTCTAGGAAATCAACAGCCTGACCAGATAGAGCAAAGCTGCCAGCATCAACGGTAAGATTTACACTCTTAACAAGGGTTACATCTTGGCCTGTGGTTGAGAATGAACCACTATCAGCAACAAAGTTTATGCCTCTGTTGAGGTTTACATCCTGTCCACTTAATGTAAATCCACCGTTGTTTGCGGTTAGAACTTTATTAGATGCAAAGGATACGTCTTGACCAGTAAGAGTAAAGAAACCAGCGTCTACACTAAAGTTGACGCCTCTGAGTAGACCAACGTCTTGTCCAGTAGATGTAAATGAACCACTATCAACAGTAAGAACAACGGCGTTTTTAAGACCAACATCCTGACCGCTAAGGCTAAAGCCACCATTGTTTAGTGAAATGCTTTTGCCTTTGATAAGGCTTACGTCTTGACCTGTAACTGTAAAGCTGCCGCTTGGAGTAACTTCAGTAATAAGTTTTGCAGCGCCTTGCAGACTTAATGTAAATGTACCTGACGTAATAGAAAGGTTAAGGGCTTTATTAAATGTTACATCTTGACCTGTAGTGGTAAATGATCCAGCGTCAACAGATAGAACCTTGCCAAGATTTAAATCAACAGTCTGTCCACTCAAACTGAAGCTGCCACTATCAGCAGACATCTTAACCGCTTTGACTAGATTAACATCTTGTCCAGTTAAAGTGAAGCTACCATTATCAGCGGCAATATTAAGGGCTTTGAATAAATCAACAGTCTGACCAGTGAGCGAAAAAGAACCACTAGCTGAAACCAACAGAGCCTTAACAAAATTTACATCTTGGCCTGTAAGAGCGAAAGAGCCAGCATCAGCAGTAAGTTTTCTACCTACATTTAAATCTACCGCTTGACCTGTGATAGCAAAACTACCCGCATCGGCAGTCATACTATATTGAACAGACGTTACACCCGCATCTGCGAACGGAGCAGCCGCTATAGGATGTAAGCCAAACATCTAGTTACCCCTCACTTAACGCCGAAACAACATCAGTCAAACGTCTTAAATAAATTCTGTAATTGTACATGTCGTCCACGCCAGTGTCAATCAGATTTCCAATCCTTGTTGAGTAATCAAATATAGCTTGGCTTTCATAGCCCCAAAGCACCGTGTAGATGTAACCATCGTTAATGCTAAACTGCGATTTGGCTACAGACAATTTATCGCCTAAGCCTTGATCCCGATAATCAGGGTTTACAAAAACTCCGACAGGTGAAACACATTCTGAAAGAGTTATGCCGTTGTTACTTAAATACGTCCCGATTTTATCTTCAAGATACTGAGTGTTTGCGTTGGAAAAATTAAGGCTCGTTCCAACAACAGTGTCACCATCCAGCCCTGCGGCAAAACACGCATTTTGCTCTGCAAATCTTCCAACAGTTTCACTGCTATGGACACCTTGACTACAAACAAATTCACAAACTTTTTCGTACAAACTATGATCAAGTAATCGACCCGTTACAATATCGACCATCACGTCACCTCCAAGTATCCAGAGACATAGCGATTATCTGAGCTAGTGGTGCTAGACCAAGAAACATCACTAGGTGTTGCTGTACTTTGGAAATGACTGCTTCCTCGCACGTATCGAGCAACTCTAAGTGTCTGACTTAACTCAGTGTTGTATGTCGGCCCACTTCCCCATGTGTGTGTTGAGCTAGAACCCGCTGTTGCAGCAAACATAATTACACTAGAAGATGCGGCAGATGCGTTTATAGTATTGCTGCTTGCTGTACTCACATCATTAAGTGTAACAGTTGGAGAAGAAGTAGATGGTCGATAAATTTGAACCGTTGTTCTAAATCCTAAACCAGCAGTAGGAGTCCCAGTTGTACTATTTGTAAAAGTTGTATCGCCTGCCGTCAAAACTTTATAACAAACTTTTAGACCAGTATGCACAAAAAGGGTGCCTTTTGTATACGGCCCCACCACACTCCTTTGAGAAGCTGCTGCTTGGGTCCACCCACTAGGTGTATTAACAGTGAATGAAGCCGTATTGCTGCTGTCTTCAGCTACAGCTTGTATTGTTGCTATGGCAATATCTCCAGCAGAAAAAGTCGGCAGTGTAACTGTTGTGCTAGTTGAAGTACCGCTGATTTGAGCAGTTATAGTAACAAGAGCAGATGCTCCGTACCATTCATTGAAAGCCATTTGAGCACCATCGGCCTTGCTGATTAAGCCCCGAATGTCACTATCATTAATAGTTGCTTCCGTGCCTGTGGTTCCACCAGCTTCAACGTGCATTGCATTGAGATCAATTTGACCACTACTTGGCAGAGGCATTTTTCAATACCTCAATTTCAGTCTTCAAATCTTTGATTGCTTCGATAAGAATTGAGGTCAAAGCATTGTAATTTACTGAAAGGTGGGTAGAACCATCCATGCGTTTTACTGTAGAAACCGCTTGCGGCAAAACCTTTTGAACATCTTGGGCAATGACGCCAGCGCTTTTCGTGCCATCACGCTTCCAATCGAATGAAACACCATTCAGAGCCATGACACTTTGCAGACCTGCAACTGGTTCGAAATTTTGCTTTAACCCAGCGTCAGAAGCAACCGTTGTGCTGTAAGCCACAATGTTTCCATCCGCATGGAAATCTCCATCTGCTTCAAAACGAAACTCATTTGATCCGTTTATATACACATCCATCTGGGTGTCTGTAGTGAACGTAATGTAGTCACCGCTGTCTTTACCAATGTTTGTTGAGGCATATACACTGCCCGTGACATCAATGTCACCAGTGAAAGTTCCGTTAGCTAAATCACCTAAATCTCTGCTCTTGGTCATTCTTTATGCCTCTGTTGAATATTGATAAACTGTGTCGCTGTTTACTCCCACCATATACATGGTCTTACCACTGTCTCCGAAACAAATACCTCTAGCATAAATATCTTGAGAGTTTACTGAAAATGAGGTGTTAGAATACGAAGCGGTTGATACATCCCACGCTGTAGAAAGATCGTATTGGTATATTATATTTGATGTGCCTCCCAAGTAAAACATTTTTGTACCATCAGAGGAAAAATCAATCTCTTGGCTATTACCGTCTTGCGAGATCGTTGAAAAAGAAGTTGTATAAGATAAAGTGCTAATATCCCATGCGGTAGATAAACCGTACTCGTATACAGTTCCATTTTGAATAGTGTACATTTTAGTGCCATCTGTCTTAAAAGCCAGACCAAGCGAAGCTGTGTTGGCATTGCTGCTCAAAGTCCCTAAAAGAGTGCTGGCAGTTGCTGTACCTGCGGAGGAGTAATCATACGCTGTACTAAGAGGTATGCTTCGAACAGTACCTTGAACCCTATCGAC